TTGTTATGGCCATCTATCTATCTTATTTTGTTTTACCAAATAAATCAAGTGTAGGCATTATCACTGTTATATCTCTTCTAATGTCTTCTGGAGACACATTCTTAGCCTTCCATTCATCATCAGACATATATTGCTCGCCTGTTTTCTTATTTGTTATTTTTTCTATTATTTTCTCAGGTTTTAGCTCTTCCATTACGATACTACCTCTCTTGGCTGTATTTCTAATATTGAAGCTATGACGTGCAGCTCGTTCGCGTCAGAAGCTTGTACCTTTAGTATCTCACTTTCTTCCATTACAAGTGGGTTAGTTAAAAGTTCTGTTGTAGTGATAGTTGCTATAGTCTTTGTTTTAAACAGACTAAAAATAGCACCACTAGAATTTACTAAAGTAACATCTATGTTACAACCAGATCCTGAATCATTAGAAACCAATAAAGATTTAACTACAGATGTTTTTGCAGTTGGCACCGTATACAGAGTTGTTAAGTCTGAAGTTGTTAGATCTACTTTTGCGTTTATAAAACTATTAGCCATTAATTTAAAAAGAAGTTTTGAGCTTCTACCTCATCCTTTAATTCTTGTTGATACGTAGTATTTAATTTTACTATAATACCATCTAAGTCTCTTGTTTGTGATTCAGCAACTGTATAGTCATACTGTTTTGATGGTCTTGTTAATACTTGTACTATCTTTGCCATTATCTACGTCCATCCGGTTGTACATCTAATCTAAAAGTTCCTAACTTCCAACTTTGAGATGCACCTGTGTTTGCTATTTTTAATGCAATCGCTCTTGCTCTTGCACGTGTATCTACTTTTTGAGTAGATGATGAAACTGTAAATGGTCCTAATGCAGAGCTAGCTTGACTATCATTAGGAAAGTTTCTAACTTCTAATGTAACTTGTGTGTTTCCTGTTTGAGATATAAAGTCAGGTATAAATCTTCTTATCTTCATTAAAAATTCACCATCTCCTCTTAGATCAGCAGCACCAGTTGTTTGTCCTAATGCACTTCTTCTTTGACTTATGTCAAAATCTCCTGATGATATGTTTGCTGTTATAGCTGTGATCGTACCGTTTTTGTTTTGATCTGTTCCTGTTTCGTGTTCATAGTATGCTGTTCTACCTTCAGTGTTTCCAACTACATCAAAAGATGTATCAGTGCTAGCATCATATTCTAAAGCGTGTGGTAAACTAAATACTGCTGAATCTTGCCACATAGTTCTAGCAAGTGTGCCAACAGTCCATACAGGTCTTTGTGGTGATGAGTCAAAGTAATTATAAGAAACCATTTTATTTACAACAGAAGATGTTGAGCTAGGATAAAACCACATAACTTCACCAAACAAATTATTTAATCCAGCAGATATCATTTGATTACCAGACTCTATATTTATATCATCGTAAACGTGATCTTCTACTAAACAAGGTAATGATTCTAGTTTACCAGCATATCTAAAGAAACCATTCTCTGACATCCAGTAAGCAGCACCATCAACTTCAACACAAGCGTTTTGTCCTGCAAGTCCACAGTTAGTTCCTACTTGTGAAAAGGCAAATGTAAATGGTTGACCAACAAAACGTTGTGTAAACAATGCAGTATCAGTCCAAACATAAATTGCATCTCTACCTCTGATTGCTCCTCTAATTTGTGATCCATCGGCCAGTCTTTGTGTACCAGCAGTATTGGTTGCTGTTGGTGTATAACTATTTATGTCTTCTTGGTCAGAGAATCTAATAAACATATCATCTTGTGTAGATGTATCTCCTATGGTTGTTTCTGTACCGTAAAAAACTAAGTGACGATCTGGTGTAGATACAACCATATGTCTTGATGCAGTTGGTGCATTAGTTATAACTGTTGCTCTTGTTTCTGTTGCATTTGATAAAGCAGAGTTCCATTCAAATACTGCACTATCATGAATTAAACAAATTGCTTTGTCACCAAAATTATCTAATGACCACATACCGGGTTCTAATACTAAGTCACCCGATGCTGCTTCTCCCCATGCAACAAAGTCTGTAGTATTAGTTACAGTTGCACCATCACTATGTGCAGCTCTTGTTGTACCTCTAACAGCTCTTGTAATACCAGTTAATGTAGTTCCACTTGTAACTCCTGTGTAAGATATTTCTTCTGTTCCTACTTTTACAAAATTAGTTCCCGTACTAGGAAACTGTGATGCATCAGCTAAAACAATAGAAGTTCCAGATCCACCAGTTCCAAATGCATTATCACCTAACGCTCCATTTAAAGTTGTAGTTACAGCAGATGATGCTTCTCCACCATAAGATCCAAGACCCCAACCAAATCCTTTTTCTTGCACAGCTGAACCCACACTATAATAATGTTGAACTCTAATACCACCAGATGTGGTTGCACCAGACCCTGATTCGTTTGAGGGCATTGTAATTGTAATTGTTTCTGTTGTAGGAACAGATGTTACCATAAATTTTTTATTATCAAAATCACTAGCTCCAAAGTTAGATCCTGTAATTGTAGTAAAATTATCTAATAGAATAATGTCTTGTGGATTTATATTATGACCTGTTGAGAAAGTTATTGTAACAGTTGGTGATCCGTTAGTCGTGGTAAATGCACTTGTAAGCGTTGTCGTAGATTTAATAGGATGTATGTCATAAAACACACCCCCTGAATATGCATATAAAATTCTATTTGTGCCAATAATAGCGTATCTTCTACCTAAACTATTAACATAGTGATGAAGTCCACGACCTGCACCCGTTAATTCATTTTCATTAACGTTACCTAATTGATTCCAACCACCTATTTTTTCAGGTGAGCCGTATCTAAACCTAACATTATCGCAATCTACCCACTGACCTTCTGCTGTAGTCTCTGAGATTTGTTTATTTATACCTGGCTGAAAACCTATTTTTTGTAGCATAATTTAGCACTATATAAGATTTTTTATATTTTTGTAGCATTATATTAGAACCAAAAATCTGCTGATAAGCAATATCTTTTTTGTTTATCATCATTAATACCTGGAATGTGTGGTAAATTTGATGGAAAAATAAACCAACAATAAGGTTTTTTGGGTAGTAAAAATTCTTTGTTATCACACATAAATTTTGTGTGTGAGGATTTTTTAGGTATGTTGAGATATAATATGCCAGATAAAGCGTAAGCTCTACTTGGGTTATGGACATGATATACATCAGTTTTTTTAATACATTTATTATTTGTTACATGAACCCAACTTGATATTTTATAGTTGTTGGGTAAATAATTTAAATATTGTTTACATCCTTGAACAAATGATTTTAATAATATTGTATCTTTCATATCAAACCATTTTTGATAACTTGGTTTACTAGGGTCTTCCATAAAAGGTAATTTGTCTATTTGTTTTATAAAACTACTAACTTCTTTTTTATTTAGACATGCCGGCATTTTATAAATGCCTAAAAATACATGTTTAAAATTATTAGACAAATTTAGGACCTTTTACAAAGATAGCCATTGAATCTCTAGTCCCTTTAATAACTGGCTCTACTTTATGATTTATATAAGATCTAAACATTAAAACACTTCCTGGATTATCTAATATTTCTATATGTCTAGGACCTTTATCAAAAAGATAAAACTTACCGCCCTCATATTTATTTAAAGATGTATTAATAATTATTGTAAATTTAATATCAAAGACGTGGCTTTTTGATCCATCGTGATGCCAATCGTACTGACTTTTATTTTTATATAAGTATGAATTTATATGTATACGATCAAACTCATTTAAGTCGTATAAATTATAACCAAAATATTCTGTATTAATACATTTAATATTTTCATACAAAGTATTTAATTTATTTTTAATGCTTCCCCATTCACAAAATTTAACAATAGAAGTTTTAGTTGTAGTAGCTGGACTATCAATACTTTTAATTAAATTATTATTACAAATTTTTGTTATTTCTTTTAAGTCTTTTATATTAAAAAATTTATCCCAATACCAATAACTGTATTTATTTACCATTATTTTTAAACCATCCCGGTAAACCTATGTGAAGTCTTCCATCAAAAAACTGTTCTTTTTTAGCGTTTGTATAATGTAAAAAAACTTGTCCACATTCATCTCCTTCAAAAGGTTCTCTCCAATGTTCTAAATCACAACCACGATAAATTAACATGTCACCTGGTTTTAAATCTATTGAAATACCTTTTTTATTTTTTTTACCAGATGGTTCAACATATATAGGCCAAGAGTCACCACCTAAATTTATAGTAGTAGATATTTCACAACTAAATCTATCTTTATGTCTTTTTAAAATATCGCCTTTTTTATAAACTCTAGCATAAGAATAAGCAGGGTTTAATTTTAATTTAGTTTCTTTTTCCATTAAGGGTAACGATCTTAACATTAAAGTATCTAAGGCTATATCTCCATACGTCGCATACGTATTTTCAACTTGATCTTTTTTTGTTTCGTAACCACCTAATAATGTTTCATAAGGAGAAATATATCTTGTTTTTTTGCAAGTTTCATAAACTTGTTTTTTTACTAATAAATAATTATAACAAAATTCAGCTAAATTTTTTTCTATAGCGTTTTTAATAACTACATATTTATTTTTTTTAAAACTCATGATTTTTCCTCTACTTCAAACCATCCAGTTACTATATATTTTTCTTCGGATTTAGATATTACTCCTTGATGTGGATGAGTAAAAAAAGCTGGCCATATATACATTTTACCCATTTTGGCTTTAATAGTTTTATTTTGATTAGGAAAATGAGTTCCTCCATTTTTAAGATCATTACAATATAACATGTAAACTAATTCTCTTCTTATAGATGGTCCATTAGCTTTTTCATAGTGAAGATTTGGCACTCCTTCACCAGGTTCATAATATTGTATGTTGTTACATATAGAAGTTTTAATAGGAAAATATATATTATATTTATCACAATAATGTTGAACAGCTTTTGACAAATGTTTAAAAAAATCTTTTATAAAAAAAGTATTGGAACTATTAAAAAAATAAACGTCTGTAGATTTTTTTGGTAGTAAAGATAGAAAAGGACCTTTACATTTATATTCTTTATTTTTTTGATGATAATTAATAAAATTATTACAAATATTTTTAGGAATATTATACTCTTCTATAAAATTCATTTTTTAAAAACCTCTGATGGTACAGCTTGAATATTAAAATGAATAAATCTAAAAGGTTTAATACCATGATCTAAAACAAACTCATGTCTTAAATAACCAGGAAATATAATTAAAGAACCTGGTTGAGGTTTAAAATTAATTACAGGGTCGTCATTAAAAATTTGATTACGGTCATGCTCTCTTAAATCTAATTTAGTAGCCATCGCTCCATTTCTTGGGTCATAAAAAAGAGGGTAAGAAGTTTCAGGTCCACATTTTAAAAAATAAAAACCAGATACATGTTGATTACCATGTATGTGTGATGAGTGATGTCCTGCTTTTTTTCCAAACTCTTGAACCCATAATTCTGTCATTAAATAATTATACCTATCTGTTTTAACACCTTGATCATATAAATACTCAACTGATTTATTAGCCACATAATTTCTAAACTCTATAAAATCTTGTTCCTCAACTAAATTTCTAGAGTGATAAGATATTCCAAAATCCCCATATTCTTTTCTATGTTGTTTATTTTTTTCAAAATTTTTAGCTTCTTTTATATATTTATTAGAAACTTTATTTAATGACTCAACAAAATTTAAATTTTGTTCATGCCATATAGAAGTAGAAAAACAATTTAACTTTTCCATATTATTTAAAAGGTTCACCTAAATGCCATACCACAAGACTATATCTTGTGCCTGATGTTACTGGTTTAACTCTATGCCAAACAAAACTAGGAAACACAACAATAGATCCTTTTGGCATTATTTCTGTGCAGAGTTGTGTAGAGTTAGGGTCATCTAAATTTCTACATTGAAATTCTAATTCACCCCCTTCATATTCTGATCCATCTACTAATTGACATGTCATAGATAATTTTCTAATTTTACCGTGATCTTCAGTGTTTGGTTTATCATAAGGTTTGTCCCAACTATCACAATGCCAATCATAATATTGATTTAATTTATATTTTGTAAACTGACAATTTTCAGCTCGACTCCATTCAAAATTCCAACCAGCTTTTTTATTTGCCTCGTGGACATAAGGCATTGTTTCGTTATAAATCCAATTATCATTTAACCAAACAATATTAGAATCTCTCTTTTTTTTTAAATCTTTTTCTTCTTCAGAAGTTAGTGGCTTATTATCTTTGTTTTCAAAACCTCCTGTAA